ATAAGCGGCCTGTAGGTTAGCTGCCTGCTGTTTTAGCCCGTTAACCTGTGGGCCGACAATACTTATATAAAGGTCTATATCGTCATCGCGCCACGAGCCAAGCTGAGTGAAAACGTTACTCGCTAACCTGCCAGCACCTCGCACCAGTCGAGTGTTTAACCTGTTATAGCCGTCCCGTATCTCGGCTAACGTAGCCATTATTGCTCAATAGGCGGGGGTGGCGTCTCTTGTGGTGTCCCCAGTAGCGCCTCGGTAAGCAAAGTCTCGCCCGCACGCTGTACTTCCATCTCGTCAATTTCCGCAGGGGAGAACTGACCGATAAGAGACATACGCGACCTAAAGGGAATGTCTTGGAACTTAGAGTTAGCGTCGGCACGCTCAGCCATAGAGTAACGCTCGGCTGGCTTCCACAACGGCTCGAGATCGAGCAGGCTAGCGCGAACATCGTCGCCCATCCACCTAAACAGTAGAGACATCACACGAGACCAACCAGGGCTCACGCGAGCAATACGGTCCTCAGTCTTAAAGACCAAGCCCTCACGGGCCAACTGTGCGCCCTCAGCAGAGCCATTAGCGCCCTCGGGGGTGAAATAGTGCATCGGGGTACGGGTAACGGCCGCAAAGTCCTGTATATCGGCTCTGACGGCGTTTAGAATACCGCTAATCTCGGCCTGACCGAGCTCGTCAACGTCTGCACCCTCGGGGATAACCCAAAGAGAGCCAGCGGACGACTCGAAAATACCGTTGTAGTCAATTTCGTTGCCGTCGGCGTCGTGAGTGGGGAAATCGCCCTTGAGCACGCGCTGTCTAAACGCTTGTGTTGTAGCAATAACAAGACGTTGCAGGATCATATGGTTTACACGGTCGATAATGTCCAAGTAGGGCTCGTACTCGCCCTTTTCGTCCGCGTTAGCAAACTTTACGACGGGAACCTCACCCAACGGGTTAACCATCTCACCAAGTAGCTGGTAACCGTCTGTATCAAAAATATTCTGGTCGCCAGGCTTTACAAACACCTCGATTGTGTCTGCGCGGTAGCAGTAGAGATAGTGTTGACCATCCTCGTTAAAGACCTTGATAGCCTCGAGCACCTTAAACGGCTCTGTGGGCGATACACGGCCGAAAACTTGTCGGGGGTCCTCCACGGTCACTACAGGGTATTCTGAGCCGTCAGGATAGCCCACAAGGGCGTATGCGGTACCAAAACGCAGTAGGTACGAGTGCAAGTCGGCCGCACCATAGTCCAGGTTGCTAGCTTTCCACAAACGACGAGCCTCACGGTCCCCGTTTTCGTCATCTTCGGCACCAGTGCGAAAACCACCAATAACCATACGCTCGCGAACAGCCGCAACCGACAACTGAGCCAGATTTAGACGTGCTTTACGCTGAAAACGCCTATACGCTCTACTTTGACCGTCTGCGGACTCGGGCAAAGGCGCGTCACCGTCATAATAACGCTCCAAAAGGTTATAGTGAGCCTGTTTACGAGCCAAAGACTTTAAGAGACCCTGCTGGGCCTTATCAAGCTGTGTAGCCATATAAAGAATGTCCTAACGTATACGACGCGGCACAAAAGTAGAGCGCGTGGCCTCACCTTTAGAGAGGGCTATAAGCCGTGCCTGGTAAGCCAGCAAAGCACTAACGGCAGCGTCGATCTTGTCCCTACTTTCTGGGTGGGACTTGGCAATAGTGACACCCGAGCGACCAATACGTCGACGAGCGTTTAAAACGTGGCGAGTCAGGGCAAGAGAGCCGTCGTGTGTTAGCTCTTTGTCCACTATGGCGGTGCTAAATTGTTCCACAGCTCGCACAACAAGGTAAGACCGGTTACCAGTCATCCACCAAGCGATCGGATTAGACTGGCTGGCCCTAGCCTTAAGTTTCTTACCGTAAGCGGCCTCCCATTTCGCTATATAACTCTCCCAGCGAGCGGGGTCCGCAAACATACCTACAACGTTGTAAGTCTCAAAAGCTTTAGTAACCTCATAATCGACCTCGTCGACCGGTACCGTCCAATCATCACCAGACGGGCCGTTAGGTTGCTCCCACACCTTAATCTCGAACAAGTGACCGTCTGAGACGCGGCAACCAATCAAAGCGGTGGCGTCTGTGACACCTCGAGCACGTTTGCGAGAACCGTCAAAGCCAAGAGTGACTTCCTCACCAGGTTTAACTGGTTTGTCAGCGTAACAACTGTTCCACTCAGGGGCGGTAACCCAGGCGTCGCGTGCGCTAGTCGGCTGGTTAAAGTAATAACGCCTAGAGTCCGACGGATCGTTGCGAGGGTCGTAAATTTCTGAGACGATACGGTCAATATCCATTACGTCTGCAAAGGGGCCGTAAGCCTCACGTAGACCAGAGACCACCTGTGCCTCATCGGTGAGGTCTATATCGGCGTCAGCCTCGCGGTGGTCGAATAGTAGACGTTGGCGTTTAGTCTTGCCCTCGTTTATCATTTTCGCGAGCTCGTGCGTTTCCTCAGCGACAGATTTCTCGCCAGGCAAGTACATAGTAGACGTCTCAAGCGACCACGGCTCAGCGATTTTACGCTTTGCTAGGTTACGCCTAACCGTCTGATACATACGCTTTAGCTCAGGGCGGTTATATAAGTGAGTCTCGTCAAAGACCACCATAGTTTCTTTACCACCGTCTTTAGAGCTATTGCTCGCAGTCGACGGGATAATCTCGCCACCACCAGGCAAGAAAATACGGGTAAGACCAGCAGCGTCGCGTGGCAAACCCTCACCAAGAGTACCCTCGGTCAAGTTAAAATAAACGTTGTCGTAAGTGTTACCGGCCTGGCCCTCCTCAGTCGCCAGACAACGGATAACCGGTGCTGTAACCTCGACACCAACCGGCTCACCAGCGCTATACGTGTATAGCAAACCATCACGCTCGTAAGTCTCGCCACCATTAGCCCAATAGCTAAACCGTGCCGGGCCCATAGCCTCGAACAACACAATAAAACCGGCAAGCTCAGACTTAGCGCGACCTTTAGCACGCGACATAAAAGCCGAATCGTAAAGACGCTTCCCCTCACCATCGAGGGCGTACACGTCAACAATAAAAGCGGCAAACTCGTCGTCGAGGACTACCTTTTGACCCTGTACGTCACCAGGACCGTGCACACAAAAGTTCTCTATCCACCAGACGGCAAGCCAACCCAGGGAACGAGTGCGATCGTGCTCTGTAGCCCTAACAAGCTCACGCATCTAAGAGCCGTGTCCTGCGGTCGTCGATATTGTCGACGGGCGCAAGAGCAACCGGCTCAGTCTCAGCGTCCACGTAACGAATACGCAAGTCTCTGCGTGCGTCTAACGTGGTGCCCAGGATTTTCTCGCGCTGCCTAAGCTCTGACATAGCAGACACGACACCGGTAACAGCTTGCGCGTGGATAAGCGCGGTATCAAGACAAAAAGCCCAATCGCTAGGCGACCAGAGAGCACAATGGGGCATAGTCGTAACCGACTCCCACCACGTAACCGTCTGCTCAGGCATAGGGTGAACCGACAAGTCGCCGGCCTTAGTCATAATCTCGCGCACCTCGGGCAATACAGGCCGTTCGCCGGTATAAGGTACGTTCGCCACCTCTGTCCAGTCAACCGCAGGCTTATGCCTCGTAACTGTGGGGCGATCACTGGGTTTACGTCCAGCCATAACCATAGTGTTACCTCGTCTCGAGAATAACGGCGCGTCTCACGCCATTTTAGATACGGCACGCTCAAAATACAGAATATCGAGCTTGCCTCGGCGGTACGGGTCTCCCGTTACCGTAATAAACCTGCCAGCAGGGTAAGCCTCTACCTTGAGACCGCCCAACTTAAACCTTTTGCCTTTGTCCAGGTGACCATAACCCCAAACGTGTAGGCCACGCTTAGACGGCGAAAACTCGGTATAGCTTGGACCAAGCAACTCGAGAAACGCTAACGCCTCATCGTCTACAACCCCATCGGCTACACAGTCGTCGAGGTCGATACACACAATACCGTCGCCATTTAGGACAAAACCGACACCATCGCCACGACTGCACTCAGTAGCCTCGGGATAACTAACCCACGCCTCGGTATCGTGAACCGATATACGCCAACCACCAGTAGCTATTGGTTGCTTGTCGCGGTGTCGCACCCAGCGAGACAAGTCTCGGAGCTCTTGCGGTATTGGGTCAGCCTCAGCCTGCATTTCTGCAACCCACTCTGGCGACCGTCTACGATCACGGTGCGCTCGCACCCTACAACCGCTGCCACAGTAGGACGGCTTGCGGCCACGCTTAGGCTGTACCAGGTCAACACCACACACACGGCAAGTAGTCATATGAGGACTCTACCAGGTGTAACGATAAACAGCAAAGACCAATTTAGCGCCAGTCTTAGACCTCGAGTATCGCGGATACCAACGGATACCAGC